AAATTTTTAGGACAACAACCTTACGCATCATGGTCATTAGATGATAATGATGATTGGCAAGCACCAATTACATATCCTTCAATCGTAGAAGAAGATGATTTTAGATATGCAATTTATTGGAACGAAGATAATTATAATGCTGACAACACAACAGGTTGGCAAGCAACTAAATCAAACGATACAGCGGAAACACCAACAATTTACAATTGGAACGGCACAGCTTGGGTGTCCGCATAGGAGGACATTTAAATGCCAAGTACTAGATCAAGCTCACAAAATGGCGGAGTCATAGGAGTTGCAAATGATACTTCTTTTGGTAAATGTACTGTAACTACTAAAACTTCATCAGGAAGTGTCCCATTACTTTCAGGAACAAGAATTGTAGACTACATCGTTGTTGCCGGCGGTGGTGGTGGCGGTGGTGGTTATGGTGGCGGTGGTGGTGCTGGAGGTTTTAGAAGTGGAACAAATGTTGCTGTCCCTGGCGCAGATTTAACAGCTACAGTCGGTGCAGCAGGTGCAGCTTCTACAGGAAGTTATGCATCAGGATCTGCCGGTGGTACAGGTGGAAATAGTATTTTAACAGGAGCACCAACAATTTGTGCGGTAACCAGTGCTGGTGGTGGCGGTGGTGGAACATGGAATACAGCTAGATGTGGAGTTAACGGAGGATCAGCTGGTGGATCTAGTTTAGCTGGATGTGGCGGAACAGGTAATACTCCTCCCGTAAGTCCACCTCAAGGAAATAATGGTGGTAAAGCTGGATCTGGACCAGACAATACTGGTGGAGGTGGTGGAGCTGGAGCTGCGGGAGCATGTGGTTCTTGTGGAACTGGTGGAGCTGGTGGTGTTGGAGTAGAATCAACTATAACAGGAAGTCCCGTATTTTATGCTGGTGGTGGAGGAGGAATGGGTGCTTGCACTGCAGGAGCTGGTGGTAATGGTGGTGGTGGTGCTGGAAAAGCTGGTGCTGGTGGTTGTGGTACAGCAGGTACAGCTAACACTGGAGGCGGTGGTGGTGGATCTGGTGGTGGAACTTCTGGCGGAGTTGGTGGTGGTTCAGGTGTCGTTATCGTAAAAGAATTAAACAAAGCAAGTGGTGTGTGGTCAATGCAAAGCCAATTCCAAGCACAGAAATGTGGACTATGGCCAAAATTTGTAGCGTATGCTATGGATTACATGGTAGTAGCTGGTGGTGGAGGTGCAGGAGCCTCACGTGTTGGTGGTGGAGGTGCTGGTGGATTTAGAGAATCTAGTGGTGCTAATACAGGTTGCTATACAGCATCACCGTTAGGAGGTGGTGTAACAGGTTTTACATTAGAAGAAGGTACTTATTCAATTACAGTTGGTGCAGGAGGAACAGGTCAACCTCAAGGTTCTCCTCCTAGTTGTGCAGCAACAAAAGGTTCAGATTCTGTTTTAGCAACTCCAACTCCAATTACATCTACTGGAGGTGGTGCTCCAAGTCCAAGTGGACCGGTGCGTGATGGTGGTTCAGGAGCTGGAGCTAGATGTTCATCGTGCAAAGGATCTGGTAATACTCCTCCGGTTAGTCCTGCACAAGGTTTTGGTGGTGGATCTGGACTTGATAATGCTGGTGGTGGTACTGGTTTTAAAGCAGCTGGTAGTGGAGGTGGTGCAACAGCAGTTGGTGGTACTACAACATTAGGACCTCCAGGCGGTGCTTGTACAGTTAATCCTCAAGCTGCAAGATCTGGTGGAGCTGGTGCTACAACTTCAATTACTGGTTCTCCAACAGCGTTTGCTGGTGGTGGCGGTGGTGCAATAGAATTTGGTCTTGGTGGATGTGTTACTCCTAGTATGAGTGGTAATTTAGGTGGAGCTGGTGGTGGAGGAAATGGTGGAGCTTCTCCAGCAAACGGTACATCAGGAACTGTAATTACAGGTACAGCTGGAACTGCTAACACTGGAGGTGGTGGTGGTGATGGTAGTGAAGCTGGTCCAATTTCTAATCCTCCAGGTGCTTCATCTGGAAAAGCAGGTGGATCAGGTATTGTAGTAACAAGATTTCCAAGCGCTGCAACTGTAGCAGTAGCCCCTGGTACTAATTCAGTAACAACAGCACCTTGTGGTGCAAAAGTAGCAACATTTACTGTATCTGGAACGTTGACTATTTCTTAACAAATGATATATTAAGTTCATAAAGATATATGAACCTTACAAATTATTTTTGGTATTTTCAATCAGCAGTTCCTGCTAGGCTTTGTGATGAAATAATTAAATATGGAAAATCTATTTCTGATCAAATGGCAGTAACAGGTGGATATGGAAATAAAAAATTAAGTCAAAAACAAATAAAAGATTTAAAAAAGAAAAGAGATTCTAATGTTGTTTGGATGAATGATAGATGGATATATAAAGAAATACAACCATACGTTAATCAAGCAAACATTAATGCTGGTTGGAATTTTCAGTGGGATTTTTCTGAATCTTGTCAATTTACAAAATATGAAAAAGGACAATATTATGATTGGCATTGTGATAGTTGGGACAAACCATACGATGCACCTGATACCGCATCACATGGAAAAATTAGAAAACTATCTGTAACTTTATCATTATCAGATCCTAAAGAATATAAAGGTGGTGAATTAGAATTTGATTTTAGAAATATGGACCCAGACAGAAAACCTAATATTCGAAAATGCACAGAAATATTACCTAAAGGATCTTTAGTTGTTTTTCCAGGATTTGTATGGCATAGAGTATGTCCAGTTAAAAAAGGATCAAGATATAGTTTAGTAATATGGAATTTAGGATGGCCATTTAAATAAAGGAGAATATGAAAAAGAAAAAAACTAAAGCTAGAAAACAAAAAATAAAAAAAGAAATTGTAAGTTATCCAGAACAATTAAATTTAGAAGAATATTTTAAATGCCCAATATGGTTTGCAGATCAACCAGATTTTGTAGATGGTTTAAATAAAGCATCAGACCCTTATATTGAAGCAGCTAAAAAAACATTAAAACCAACTATTGATAAAAGAAATAAAAAATTTGGTAATAAAGGTGATATGGGACATGTGTTTCATTCAACATCTTTAATAGGTGATCCTAAATTTAAACAATTACAAGATTATGTAGGTGCAACTTCGTATAATTTATTAGGTGAAATGGGTTTTGATCTAACAAACTATCAAGTATTTATTACAGAATTATGGGTGCAAGAATTTTCACAAAAAGGTGCAGGTCATCACACTTTACACACTCATTGGAATGGTCACATGTCTGGTTTTTATTTTTTAAAAGCAGATGAGTCCACGTCATTACCATTATTTGAAGATCCAAGAGCTGGTAATGTTATGAATCTTTTACCAGAAAAAGATAAAACTAAATTAACTTATGCAACAACACAAATTAATTACAAAGTTAAACCAGGTAGAATGATATTTTTTCCATCATACATGCCTCATCAATATATTGTTGATATGGGATATAATCCATTTAGATTTATACATTGGAATTGTCAAGCAATACCAAAATCAGTTTTACAATACAGAGGAGAAAACGATGTCATTCAAAAAAAATAAATATAGTGTTTTAAAAAAAGCTATCTCAAAAGAGTTAGCAAACTTTATATATAAATATTTTATAAACAAAAGAAACGTTGCAAAAGTTTTATTTGATTCAAGATATATATCTCCATTTACAGAATATTGGGGTATATGGAATGATCATCAAGTTCCTAATACTTATTCACACTATGCAGACATGGCGATGGAAACTTTATTACAAGAAGTAAAACCAGTCATGGAAAAACATACAGGTTTAAAATTATCAGAAACATACTCATACGCTAGAATATATAAAAAAGGAGACATCTTGGCCAGACATAAAGATAGATATTCATGTGAAATATCTACTACATTAAATTTAGGTGGTGACCCATGGCCAATTTATTTAGATCCAACAAATGCAGAAATACCTGATTTATCAAAAGGACCATATCAAGTTATTGGAAATGCTGGAGTTAAAATAGATTTAGAACCAGGTGATATGTTAATATATTCAGGATGTGAATTAGAACATTGGCGAGAAGAGTTTCAAGGTAAAGATTGTGCCCAAGTATTTTTACACTACAACAAAGCTAATTCAAAAACAGCTAAACAAAATTTCTTAGACACAAGACCTTTGTTAGGTTTACCAGGCTGGTTCAAAGGATCTAAGTTGACTAAATCTAAAAAATAGTCTATAAAATAGACTGGTGCGGGGGTCCACCACAACCACACCCCCGTGCTTTTATTCTGTTAAATAAGTAATAAATTTGCTATACATGGATTTATTATGTTACAAAAGATAGGTTTTCAGCCAGGAATTAACAAACAAATCACACCCACAGGAGCTGAGGGACAGTGGATTGATTGTGATAATGTTAGATTTAGATATGGTACACCTGAAAAAATAGGTGGTTGGAAACAACTAGGTGAAAGCAATTTAACTGGTGCAGGTCGTGGACTACATCATTACGTAAATAGCCTAGGCAGAAAATATGCAATCATAGGTACAAATAGAATTTTATATGCTTATTCCGGTGGTGTGTTTTATGACATACACCCTATTAAATCTACAAACACGTTAACAAATGCATTTACCACGACTAATGGATCAGCTACTGTTACAATAACTTTTAGTGGTGATCATGGTATATCTGAACAAGATATAATTTTATTAGATAACTTTTCTACAATTACAGGTTCTAACTTTGGTGCATCAGATTTTAATGATAAAAAATTTATGGTTACTACGGTACCAACGTCTACAACTATAACAATTACCATGCCATCAAATGAAACAGGATCTGGTGCAACTACATCAGGTGGGATTAGAGTTCAACATTATTATAGTGTGGGACCAGCTGTACAAGCAAAAGGTTTTGGTTGGGGTTTAGGTTCTTGGGGTGGTGAAGAAGTTGGAGCTTTTACTACAACTTTAAATGGTGCTTTATCAGATAATACAGCTGGAACAGGTGGAACAGGGACATCTATTACATTAACAGATGCCTCACAGTTTCCAAGTTCTGGTACTAACTTTATTCAAGTCGGTAATGAAGAAATATCTTATACAGGTATATCTGGAAATAATTTAACAGGAATTACAAGAGCTGTTAGAAATTCTACAAGGTCTTCACACTCTGATGGAGCTACAGTTACAAACTCAAGTAATTACGTAGCGTGGGGTGAAGCTGCATCAGGTGACTTAGTTCTTGAACCTGGTATGTGGTCTTTGGATAATTTTGGTGACAAAGCTATTTGTTTAATTCATGACAGTGCTGTATTTGAATGGGACTCTGCTGCATCAGGCGCAACAAACAATAGAGCAACTATTATATCTGGTGCACCAACAGCGTCACGTCATATGTTAGTATCTACACCAGATCGTCACTTAGTATTTTTTGGAACAGAAACAACTATCGGTGATACATCTACACAAGATGATATGTTTATTAGATTTTCTGACCAAGAAGATATAA